CAGGTGCTTGATATGCCCCGCAATGAGGTCGATGATGTGCGTGACCGGACGTGCAGCTACGGCTACCACGCTGCCGCCTATGAGTATGCGAAGGACTTCCTGGGTGGCGGCGGTGATCGCATGGTCACTGTTAAGATCAACCCCCGCGATGTGGTCAGCGTGCCCTCTGACTACAAGAACCAAAAGCTGCGGACCTGCCGCTATGAGGTGATGGAGGAAATTCCTGGGGCCTTTGACACCCTGACTGGCCGCCTCCATAGCTCACAGGTTACGCCGCAGCAAAGCGGAGATGCCGAACTCAATTGGTGGGAGGCTGACGAATACAACGAAGCCGACTACCGAGAGGACCTTGCCGATTCTGAGCGGGAAGCCAACGAGTATGAGGCCGACCGCATTAGGGCCGTCGTTGAGGAGGCTCTTGATGTGGCGTTTCAGGATGCAACGGATATCATCCTGCGGCGGCTGGGCCACTAACATCCGGGCCTAACTAGTGGTTGTGGGGGAGAGGCATTGGGCTTCTCCCCCTTGTCATTTTATGGGGACCAAAGCAAATGACCTACGATCAAGCAGCTATTGTAGCTGCCTACACTAGCGATCCTGCGGCCACCATTCTCTCTGTTGCCAAGCAGTTTGGCATCAAGGCACCGGCTGTAGTCAGCACTATTCTCAAGCTCAATGATATCAGGTTGCGCCAAGGCAATCTTGCTGGCGCTAAGAACCTCACTTCTGAGGCTCGAGCTAAGGGCATTGTAGCACGCCAACACAAAGCCTTCATCAACCAAATGCGTAGCCTGCATGCAAAGCACGGCGCCAGCGCCATTATGGGGGCGCTTCGAGAACTTGAAGCTGCCCGGCCTATGGTGTAATGCTTGGACAACACCTTTAAATTTTTCCTACTCTTTCTGCTCCTAGTCATCACCTGCCTATAGGAAGCAAAACATGGCACACATTCTGGACACACTATCCGATGCTCAGGTTTTTGCAAGAGACCCTGAGTCATTGTCAGATCATGATGTGCAGGTCTTGATTGAACGCCTCAAGCGCCACGTTGCCCGCATGCGGAAGGCCCGGAAAGACTCCGCTATCTTGCTGGACACCGCCACTAAGATTAAGAAGACCAACGCAGCAGCCAAGAAGAAGAAGACTAAGGTGTTGGCAGCTGATCCCATGAACACCATCATCTGAAAGGATACCAGCATGGCCAACGGTGTAATTGCGCGGCTATGGGAACTTGCCACCGCGCCACCTCCGATGAACGTTTATGTTGTTGAGTGGCTTAGCATGCTTGCCGAGGAGCAGGCAGTTAACCAGATTGCCAGGGCCACACAAGCCCGTGAAATCCGGGAGTTGCACGAAGCCTGTGCTGCAATGGAGGTGGCACTAGCCGCACTAGACAAGGCGCTGACATGAAGCTGACTAACAGGATGCAGCTGCCCGCACCTATTGTGGCAGCGGTGGCGAATGATTCATACACAAAGGGCGACGCCGACATCAGCGTTACTGAGCTGCTCAATCCGCCGCAGATTGTGCATCTTATGCGGCTGCACGCCGATGAGCTAGAGGAAGATGCCTCTGACCGCATTTGGGCGTTGCTTGGGCAAGCCGTTCACTCTATTATTGAGCGGGCATCTGACCAGGCGGACACCCTCTCTGAGTCCACCATCTATAGCGAATACCGTGGATGGAAAGTGAAGGGTTCGGTCGATCATGTCACGCTGAGCCAGGGCGAACTATGCGACTTCAAGGTGACGACGGTATGGAAGGTAGCCGGCGGCTCTATTCCAGAAGATTGGATCGCCCAGACCAACATCTATAGGCGCATACTTGAGAGGGAGAAGGGCCTTCAGATTGGTAACATTGCGGTAATTGCCTTGCTTCGTGACTGGTCTAAGCGTGAGGCGCAGCGTTCACAGACAGGCACCTACCCTCAGGCCCAGGTTGTCAAGCTACAGATTCCTCTCTGGTCCGCTGACCGCACCGACAACTTCATCACACAACGTGTTGCTATGCACCAGATGACCGAGCCGCTGCCCTGTAGCGACTATGACATTTGGGCGAAGCCTGACAAGTGGGCACTCATGAAGAAGGGTGCCAAGAAGGCAACCAAGTTGTATGGCTCGTTGGCTGAGGCCGAAGAAGATTGCAGCTCGGCTTTCTACATCGAGCACCGACCGGGCGAAGCTGTCCGCTGTGAAGGCTATTGTGCTGTCTCGCAGTTCTGCCCGCAATGGCAGCAAGACCCACGCCGTAAGCCTGCCCCTCTTAGCGAAGGACTCTTCGAATGAAGTATGAAGTTACGCGGCTGCCACCCCGTGTTCTTATTTATGGCGAGCCGGCTGCCGGTAAGACAGGGGCGTTGGCCCAGCTTGCTAATGCTGGCTATCGTCTCCTCATCCATGACTGTGACCAGAATGCCCGTGTTATTGGCACCTACCTTAAGCCTGATGCGGCGCCCGTTTACATCACTACCTATACGGTGGCGAAGATGACAGCGACCAATTTGTTTGCTGGCAAGCAGGGTGAGGCAGCCCAAGCTGCGCTTAAGGAAATGCGCCGCTTCTGTGCTATGCTTCAGCATTGGAAGACCGACGACGAAGACCTAGGGCCGTCAAGCAAGCTGACATCTCGTGATGTGATCGTTGTTGACAGCGGCACCTTTCTTGGGGAGCTGCTCTTTATGGCGGCGAAGGCTGACCCCGAAGCTAACAAGCATGCACCCACTCAGTATCGCATCGGTGGTGAATACTACAGCGCCATCCTTGACTATCTTTGTGGTGACAAAGTCGGCGCCTCTGTCCTTCTGTTGACACACATCATGCAGACAGGCGAGAAGGACGCCGACGGCAAGTTCATTGGCAAGCCCCGTGACATTCCTGTTGCGTTGGGTGACAAGATGTCGAAGCGCATGCCAACCTACTTCTCAGATATCTGGCGCCTCGAAGTTGACCGTGGTGGTAGCCGCCAGTTCAAGACTGCGGCCACCGCCACCGAAGGACTGCGCACCAGCAACCCCACTACCATCAAGGGCGTCGAACCCTTCGACTTGGCATCCCTCTTTGACCGCTTGCTGAAAGGCTAAGCCGGACACTCAGTGCCCTTAAACAAGCATAAGAAAGGAACCCTACCATGCGCGCTAAGAATCTTCTTGCTGTTGATGTTGAATTCATGGGCCATAGCCCACGAGACCCCTGCACTTTTGTGCGGCCTAACTGCTGTGGTGATTGCCCTGAGGTAGGTGATTTTGTCCTTACCTCAACTCTTTGGCCCCGCACTAAGCGGGCCAGTAAGCAAACTGGGCTGGAAGCTTTAGCTGCGAACGCTGTTCTTGCCCGAGTCATCAAAGTCCATGAGGTGCCATTCGGTTCTGACCATCGCTTCTATGCGGTAGTGGTGCCCATGCATTCAATAATAACCTGTCACGCTGCGGCACAGCGGTATGGCCAGCATGCTGCCCGCACTGCTGAACTCATGGCTCAGCTTGAGACCCTGATGCAAGCGCCTGAGATGCAGATACAACGCTATGAGGTGCTGGCTCGTATGAACCCGGAGGCAGCGCCCCTGGTGGAGGAGCTGAAGAAGCTCACCTAATTCTGGGCCACAAAGGGCTTGACGGGGACCCTGGCCCAGTGTATAACATCCCCGTTGACCCCAATTGGGGCACGCACTGAAGTAAACCCATCCATGAAAGACCAAGCATACATGAGCGACGACCTTTTCGATAGCGTTGTTAACGCCGCTGCTGATCGCCCCAACTTCAAGCAGGCGCCGGCCGGTGACTACCTCGTTCGAATTCGCGAGGCAAAGAAGATTAAGTCCACCAACAAGGGAACGCCCGGCATCGAGCTGACCCTCACGTTGGTGGAGGCAGTTAGTAACTCTGGTGCCGATACGGAGGGCGTTGACCTTGCCCGCTGCCGCCTCAAGGATACGCTGTGGGTGACTGAAAATACCATTGGCTTCGTGACTGAGAAGCTTGGCCGCATCAGTGCTGAGACTATTGGCCTGACGCTGACCGATGCCATCGACGTGCTGCCCGGTGTTGAGGTTGTGGTTCGCCTCAAGCACGAGACTACCAACAGCAATGGCGAGGAGCTGAAGACACCCCGCCTTGAGGTGACGGGCTACTACAGCACGGAGTGGTATTTCAATAACAAGAAGGCCGCCTAATAGGTAGCCTTCTAGTAGTGTAGCTTTGGGGGGAGGGCCGCAAGGTCTTCCCCCTTTCTCATATGTGGAGGCTAACATGTGGATTGACCCGCCCGAGGGCTGGCGCTATGGCTTTCCCAAGGAGTTGCCAGTGCCTGAACCGCGTAACATCATTGAATGGCTGGTGGCAGAGGGTTATCCTCAAGCATTGGTGGACCAGATGGGGCCACGCTTTAGCTATTGGTGCCGCTACTATGACAGCCCACCACCGCCACCACCGGTTGATAAGTATCCCGCATGAAGGTGCTGGTTGCCTGCGAGTTTAGCGGGGTTGTCAGGGATGCCTTTGCTGCTAAAGGCCACGATGCATGGTCGTGTGATCTTCTGCCCAGCGACAGGCCGGGCAATCACCTTCAATGTGACGTTCTAACTATCCTTAATCGGGGGTGGGATTTAATAATTGCTCACCCACCTTGCACGCATCTCTGTGCTAGTGGGGCAAGGTGGTGGGCGCATAAAGTTAAAGAACAAGGCGCAGCCATAGAGTTTGTCCTTAACCTTTGGTGGTGTCCTATCCCCAAGATTGCAATTGAAAACCCCATTGGCATTCTGTCAACCGCCTGGCAAAAGCCCGACCAAATAATTCAGCCTTGGCAGTTTGGACATGGCGAAAAGAAATCCACCTGCCTTTGGCTCAAGAACCTTGAGCCGTTGGTGCCCACCAACGTGGTGGCTGGCCGCTCTAATCGCATACATATGATGGCCGACACTAAAGCTCGATGGCGTAAGCGCAGTATAACCTATGAGGGAATTGCCCAAGCAATGGCAGAACAATGGGCATGAAGCTAGCGTTAGTGGTTGATTGGCCGGCCGTTGATGCCTCTAAGGGTGAGGTCTTCTCGGCCTGGGAAACCCAAGTCGTTGGGGAATTGATGAATGCCGCGAATTTCCACGCTACTATTCTGGTTGCACACAGCCAGCACACACAGCATGCCCACACTTTGTTTGAGGGGGGCAAGATGGGTGGCACGCCGCTGCCGCATGTTGCTATGGAACGTCAACGGTTACATGACGCTCTGGCCGGCTATGACGTGGCCCTTAGTATGGGTTCTTTTGCTCTTTGGGCTCTTACTGGCGAGACTAAGTTAGACCTGTATCGGGGCACCCATGTTGACTCGCCCTACGTGGCCGGCCTTAAATGGGTGCCAACATACAGCCCGACAATCTTCTGCCGCTTGGCATGGAATGAGCGCCCCGTCGTTGTCTCTGCGATGAAGAAGGCCACGTCCAAATTTTGTGACAAGCCCCGCGCCATCTATCTGCCTGAAAATGTGGCCGACCTCTACGCCTTTAGCACCCGCTTCATCAAGGACAAGATTGTCTTTGATGTTGAGACGACGGTGCCGCCCCGCATCACCGAGTTTTCGCTGGCACCTAGCTCATCGTGCTGCCTATATGTCCAGCTTGAGGACCGCTCTAAGCGGTCGGTGTGGTCGCCCGAAGATGAGCTAGACATTTTGTTATGGCTCCGATGGCTGGCCGCTATGCCTGACTTGGCGTGGGGGTTTCACAACGCGACCTATGACCTGACATATCTGGATGCCATTGATGTTCGCCCTGTCGGCCCTATTTTTGACACAATGTTGGAGCATCATGCCTATCAGCCGGAGTGGGAGAAAAGCCTAGGCTTCTTAGCGGGGCTGCATGTTCCTACCCGAGCCTGGAAACATCTGCGCACCAAAGCTAAGCATGAGTTCAACAAGGCAGGCTCATTAGAATGACTGACGACGACTACACACACCGCCGGCTGTGGGCCTCCGTTATTATACAAGCGTTGATTGACGCGACGAGTGAGCCGAAGTTGCCGGCTGCCCACGTCCTCTTTCTAGATCGGAAGAGC